AACCAGGGCGAATGACTTCGGGGGACCAAGGTAGATTTCGGTCTCATCCGAAATCTTAATTGAATATTCGGCCGCCGTTTCGCTCACGACGGTCTGCCCCAAAAGATTGCCGGTTGAGGTTGTAATTTCACACTGACTGCCACCGTTCTTATAAACGGTACAAAGCTCATATTGGCCGGTCGGCAAATAAGTCAGAAGGACCTTTCTGCCAACATGAGCCGCTACATCCGCATCCGGAAGGATCGCATTACAGCGAGACTTAATGACAGTGGTGCCGTCGGTAACGGTATCCGGAGTACCGGTAACACCGAGGTCGCCCAAAATCGTGTTGCAGGTTAACGGGTTAACGCCTGCCGGTGACTCAGGAATAATGCCCGACAACCTCTTATCGCCCTCAGCGGTAGGCCTTTTATCGGCGAATATCATCCTCCATAAATCCATCGTCTGTGAATTGAGAAGCCAACGATATAGGCCGATATTCTGCGCATATTTGGTCGGCAGGGATTGTTTGAAAACATGAAACATCCCCAAACCGACGCCAACGCCATCATTGTCAATGACATTTGCACCGGCATCGCAGAGCCTGGACAGCCCATCGCAACGGCGTAACATCCTATCCCAGCGGTCGGGAGACGTCTTGGATAGGGTTTTGTTGCCGCGGAATACAATATGAGCGAGATCGTTTCCGAGGCAAGTCGAGAAATCATTCATAAGGTTGTCTTGGAAGTTGGCGATACCGTCTTCACCGGCGGCCTCCAACTCCTCAGTGGTTATATCGATTTCCGCCTTCATCTTGCCGCAACTGTATTCCTTGACGGAGGTGTTCGGCCTATTCAGAACGGGAGTTCCATCGTTTTCACCGACAGCCTCACTGACAGGCCCGGAAATATCCATAATCCGAACCTCGCCCTTTTTGGATGTTACCTTTTTCATGTCGATCGCCGACAGGACCTCAGACTCACTTATAGTCTGATCCAAAAGCGCGACAACGGCAGGCTTCGGCATTGTTCCGCTGAAATTAACGCTGCTATCGATGATCCCCGGATCGGCCTTCAGGGTCTGGGTCATACCCAGCCCGTCCAGCACCTCATTGAACTTTTTCAAGAATGCGGGATTGGAAAGAATTGTTTTGTCTGGCATTTACACAACCCTCTTATCAAAAATGTTATTGCTTCCAGTTTACTGTATCTCCAGCCGGCGACTATCGACGTTGGTGCCCTTCATCATAGTTGCCCAGTCGACCTTGCCATCTTCAGTGCGAGCAACGCCGTTCTTGTCGACCCTGACGCCCTCCGGGAGTTGACCGTCAGGCTCTATGCTCTTGCGTACGCCGGCTGTCTTTTCGATCGCCTGCAGCCGGGTGTTGACATCTTCCAGAAGCGCCTTAACGGCCTCGTCCATCTTCGGCTCTTCAGGCGGATCGGCTTTCTTGCCCTCCGGCGGGTCGGCCTTTTTGAGTTCCGCCAGATCGGTGGTCAGGCTGCCGATTGCGGTTTTGTTTGCCTCGACAGTCTCCTTCAAATCCGAGAGCGTTTTGTCCTCGGATAATGCCGCGCCGATTGCGGTTTTCATCTCTTCAGTGGTCATCTGATTTTCTCCTTCCAAGAATTTGTATTTTTCGAATACACTTTTTATTGATTCCATTGTATCGGGTAACCCCGCAGTGGCATCTTTCAGTTCACTAAAGGCGGCTATCAACTCTTCATTGCCGATTCCATCCGGCATACTGCCCAATAGCCCATTGATATGCCGATAGCATTGCTGGAATGATTCCCTGATGTTGTTGGTTTTCTCTTCATTAGAGAGGGCCTCACTGCGGAGCGTAATGCTGATTACATCATACAATGTCCAGACCGCGTCCATGACTTCATCGCGGAAATCGTTGTACTCCATCGTCTCATTGAAGTCGCCCTGCTTTCCGATACGCAGGGATTTAAAGAAGCCCCCAATCGTAGCTTTCTTCTCAGGGGCGGGCACTCGATTAGCGTAACCGCCGATCGAAAAACCGACGATCTTGCCGGTCTCAACCTTTTCCCACATATCATCATCGGGTACATACACGCCGACAAGCCAAGCCCCTGCGGTAGGTTCGCTGAAACCGAGAGACTTGCCGATGCCACCATCCCGGTCAATTGCGCTTTCAATGAATTTGGCGACGTCTTTTTCCTCGCCATGATTAAGCTGGAAGCCCTCATCGGCATGATCAGTCAGGTTTATCAGAAGACTATGAGCTGCTTTTTCCAGCTCTTTTTGTGTCATGGCATCGGTGTCACGATCGGCCAATTCCGGCGCATAAACATAGCCATAAACTTTGCGCTCTTTGGAGTCGATCTTCTGGAACATGACACGGTATTGCTTCTCTTCTTGCCCCGCGCTCGGCTCAACATCGGACTTCGCCAGGGATACCAGCTTATAACTTTTCCCCTTTTTGGCCTTAACAACCTCTATGTAGGCCTGTTTGGAGGAGGGCACGTAAGGCGATTCCACAAAGGATATTTCCTTGACGTTAAAGTCCTCCAGATAATATTTGATGTCATCTTTTTTCTTAGGCATTATTCACCTCTATTTCAAAAACTTTTTTACCTCATCAGATAGGCGATCAGGATCACGCCGATAAATCCCAGAATCAAACATCCGGCCAAAAGCCGGCCTTCCCATTTGCTATTCTGCCTTATCGATTCCTGCATTTATCCTCCTACACATTCGGTTTAAAGATCATCACAACACTCAACCCCGCGATGGTCCCGGCCACATAATCCCAGCCGATAGTCACCGCCTGATCATTCTCGATGATTATGTCAGTGGTGGGGATTATAGGGGCGGACGAATAACGATATTTTTCAACTTGCGGATATACTCTATGGCTTGGCTCAACCGCGTTTGACGCCACAGTCAATGGTGCGGCTCCGTTTGCATCGCCTACAAGCGGATGGATCGTGATGTCACCGGTCGCACCGACGTGCTCGACTGTCACCGTATAGCTTTGTATTTTGCCGAGGACGCCCGGAGCGAATACCGGAATGCTTGACACCTCGTCCGAATCGGCGTTTATCGCCTCACCTATGAATACCTGCCACGTGCGCGCGGGCGCGTTAAAGTCATCATATTTGATATGCTGAAATGTATAAACTGTCGTGTCATTGATCTTAATGTCATAATGACCTGATGGCAGGGTAGCGACAATGACATAGCCGTTGTTGTCGGTCGTACCGGAGGCCACCACCGTGGCGGTTCCGGCGTTATAAATTTTATAGCTGGCGTTCGCATATGGAAACGGGATAATACCGTCCGGCCCCATCTTGAATAATTCTCTTACAAAATCAGTCATCTATAAATCCCCCTCCATCACCCATTTCATTTTTGTTGCATTGCTTATAGTTGTTGAGGGGATTGCCATTCGCTCCGGGAAGACAATAATAATCTTCTGGTATCCGATTTTGGGCGGCGGCACAACATTGCGATCCGGTTCACCTTTGGGTGGCGGATTGCACCCCATGTGATAGGGCTCAGTTATAAATTTCCGCAATGCGCGGCCGATGGTTTTAAATGGTCTGATCATGCTTACGCCTCCACAACCGTACACCGGCACTTCCCATGAAAGCTTGGCATGTTAACGCCCGCCGCTTCCAATTCCGCCGATGGTTTGCCTTTTATGTTTTCCAGCTTTGGCCATATCTTGACGGCCTTGACATCTTCCGGGCTTTTAGCCGCCATCATCTTGTCGCGGCGATTGACAGCGGACTGAACCGAGAATGTGCGCCCGTCCATATCCCTGCAGATACTACATTGCCGTTCGTCTCCCACCCCGAGAATTCTATAGTTGATGATTCCGACCTCTTCGAAGCCGTCGATGATTCCGAAATGCCGGGCGTCGCTCATACCCTCAGAGGCTACAAGCCTCCAGTAATTGTCCGGCTTTTGCGCCAATCCCGGATACTTATCAAAAAACAGCTTGAGATCCGATCCGACATCCGCACGTCCGAGGCCCTGGCTCATGCCATCTTCGATAATTCCGGCTATGAGGTCAGACATCTTGCGGTCATAATAATTGCCGACCCAGAACATATGATGTTTGCCGAGCCAGGCAATCGCCGCTTCGTCCATTACGGCAATGTTTAAAGGCAGGTCTTTCGGGCCGATGATATATTTCTTGCCGTCCCGGTATGACAGGTCCATCAACTGCTTGACATCAGGCGCGACCGCCGCTCCGAACTCCGAACCCAGCCGCGTCTCAAAAGCCGTCAATACCTGCCGGGCGGCCTTGTCACTCAAAGCCAGATCGCCCGTGAGTATCGCGAGGGCTTCTTTCATGGCGGCCTTCGTGCCCTTCGCCCACTCTTCCAAAAGGCGGGCCAATAGTTCGGCCTCTCCTAAAAATGTAGGCAGCACATAATCCTTAAGCTCAATATCAGAATAGATTTTGATCACGCCATTCTCGGATGTGCTGACTTTGCCGGCCATGCTGTCGAGCTTGCGAAGCCTCAGCTCTTCCGATAGCTGGAATTCCAGTTCGGCCAATTCATCATATGTCATTCTGTCAATTGACATCGAGCCTCTTCCTCTTTGCCGTGGTGACTGCCCTTAAAATGCGAGAAAGCTTTTCCTCTTCACCTTCGCCCTCCGGCCCCTCCTCGACGGGTGCCATACCCTGCCGAATGGCCATGAAATACGGCAAGTCTTTCATGGCCTCATCGAGGTCCGGCATTTCTATGTTCATAGTGTTGCCGACCAATTGATAGATAGCCGACATCGGCATGGCATTTATAAATGGACTCACCGCCCGCGCAATCGTAGTCTGGTCAGTGGTATTGTTTCCGATGGAGTGATATAAGACGTGATTGATTTCCATAGCCGCCAGAAGCTTGCTGTTAATCAGCCGGTCGATAGCCTCGCGTTCCGGTTTGAAGGTCTGCTCCTCGGCTGTTATCAGGGCCGCTCTCGCCGTGGCTTGCGTATGATCTTCTGACATTCCAAGTATTATAGGCGATATTCCGAATGATGAGCGGACCGCCGTCGCTCCGGTTTTCTGATATTCTTTGTACATGGCGTCGGTTTGGTATTTGTTAACCAGGGGCACGACCTCAACTCTGGGAGACAACTGCTTTTCGCCCGCGAACTCGCCGGTCTCGGACGGCGGCGCCTCGAGGATTATGCTCTTGCCGGTGTTTGCCGGTCCCTTGACTTCTTTGAGTTTATTTTCAAGAATCTCAACATTGTCTTTTGATAGCGCACCACCCGAAACCAGGATCATCATTTCCGGCACGCCGCGATTGTTGAGGTAGTAATAGTTGGTCTGATCGGCCTTATGAAAACCAGCTATTTTCATCAGCGTGCCGATCCAGCATGGTTCGCCGTAGGGATTATCGTCAGACCAGAGCATGGCATGGAAGATGCATTCGTTCGCCAGGCCATCAGTACCAGATGTCACCTTGCCGTCTTTTGCGGATATGTCGCGGGGATCGCCGAACTCTTTGAAGAACGCTTTCTTGCCGTCGACCTGTTGAAAATAGCGGCGGAATCGTCTATGCTTTTTGACAAGCTCATAGCGGCCGGTCACTGGATTGCGAACCATCATTTCAAATTCAGTGAATTCCTTATCGAGCTTTGTGAGGTAAAAATGAGACTGTGGTATCCGGTAAAGCTCGCCGATTGTGCCGTCCATATTGCGGACAACCTCGATAGCGAAGCGGCCGACAGTCCAGTAATCGAGTCCGAGGTCCTTGCGCAGTTCAGTTACGTCCTGACCATCGGCATTACAGCACCCCAGAAAGCCGCTCAGGGTTTCATATTCGCTACCCGCCTCCGCCCGTTCGGCGTCGCTTAACGATTCGCCCGGCAAGCGATAGGGCAACTCATATCCGCGACTGTCGATATTCCTGACCATACAGCGGATGCAATCGCCCAGGATCGGCATAAATCTACGCAGCTCCTGCAACATCGGAGCCTCAATTGTGGGCCTGACCGCCGACATACCATCGGGCATACTATCGCCCGGCCACTTGATAGCGGACTCACCGCCGCCTGAGGATTTGTCGTGATAACCAAACCAGTAAACCTTGGCCTCAACCAGCTTGCCGCCGCCTGACAGATTAATCTCAGTGGGGTTTTTGGTTATAGTTGGCATCTAAGCCGCCGTCCTGTTTCTATTTTTAAGGATTTCATATTCACCTATCACGCGCACTGACCCGAAATAATTAATCCACAATGCCAGCACCTGGTCGTCATGTTCGCCGTTTGGGAAGCGATGGAATTCATTTATCAGATCATCAGTGATTTTCTTGTCATACGGGGTTTTGTATGGCAAGCGAATACGCCGCTCTTCAAACATTATGCTCAGTCCGGGGATACCGGAATAGGCGTCGTTTTTGTTTTTGCCGGTGTAATGCCTGGCTATCCTGACGCTGGAATTCTCCTTGATATATGAGATATCCATATTGCCGGCAGTATTGCATTCATAGAAATGCCGATAGGGTACAAAGCGGTTGCTTAAAGCAACCATCACCTTGAGCTTCTGGGCGGGCGTTATACCCCGGTCTCTGTAGATATGTAAAAGATCGATATCGCCGTTCTCGCGCAGACCGGTCAGCATCGACACCATATAGGAATCGTCATTCTTTTCCGCCGATCTTTTGTCGGTAGCCACTGATGGGTCGGTTGATTCCACGAGATAGATATATTTTGCCGACGCGCTTCCGGTTGCAATCGGCCGCCCTTTTTTGTCCTCTGTGTTGAATGTAAACCTCGCGGGCGGGGGTTGACCCGTACCTGATTCGATCACATTGCCCTTCTCATTGATTTCTACCCTGTAATCAACATAGGATAACTCTTCGTCCCGGCAGGGCTGCAGCCACTGGAGTTTAAACAGGGCCTCTTCCTCGGAGCTGACTTCGTTCTGATAGACAAGATTAAAATTGCGCGATCCCATATTGGAGAGATATTTCTTTTTCAAGAGGTATTCCATCGGACGGTTAACCGGGTCGAGGCATTCACCGCGGTCGCCCCTGATTATAACCTTACTGCGTATCCAATTATTATGTTCGTCGCGTTCGGGTTCTTTCAGTTCGACAAACTCAAAATCTTTCGGCTCCCGGATGATTGCCTTCTCAATCAGGATATCCCAGATCATGGGGGCTTTCAGGAATTCACCGTAAAGGTCGGCAAAGTCATAGCGAGTACCGATAAAGAGTACCCAGCCGCCCGCCTCCAGCCGTTGCTCGATGGTTATGTCGTAATGACTTTTTACATATTTGCGCTGAGCCTCGGATGCGGCATTGTCATCATTAATCACATCATCTAAAAGAATAAGGTCATACCGGCCGCCGGTTACGTTGGTGCGGATACCGGCAGACCTGACCGTCGGGTCCGGGGATATCAGATTGCGCTTGACTCTGATTTTGGTTTGGGTCCAGTTCCTGACCCTGGTATCGCCTGCAGGCGGGACGTAGAATGTGCCGAAGTCCTCTATCAGCTTATCATTATGCCTAAGCTCATCGGATATAACAGAGAGGTTTTCCCGCGCCTTCTCATCGGTAGCGGACAAAAGCAAGATTCGGATATCGCGATTGAATACGATATTGTGCAGGACGAATATCCGGGCGACCGCGAAGGTCTTGCCATGGCCGAGCGGGGCCAGCACTCCGGCATTTGCCTTGTCTGTTAAGTGTTTAAGCCAGCGTATCTGGTGGGGATACAGATCGAAACCGAAATAATATTTGGCAAACCATTTATAACTGACCCTGGATAATAGCTGACGGCCCTTGCGGGTATTCTGCAAAAGTGGTATGAGGGCGTTTATCTCGGAGTCTGAGATAGCCTGGGATTTCTTATAAACCATATCATAGCCCATCCGCCAATTTGTCAGCGAGTTTGGCCAGCCCCTCTTCTCCGAGCTTGTCTTCGATGAGCTTAATGGCCGCGTCGACGCGAGGATCGGAGATGCCAGGATCAGGCTTGTCAGGGCGGCTATCAGGGCGACCTTCCAAAAGCTCCAGAAGCTTTTCGAGTCCGATCTGTTCATGTATAGTGTTTTCAAGTTCGGGGTGCCCAATACCTTTTTTCTGCTGTTCCGCGATCTGACGAACGAGGCGATTGATTCCAGCATCCGCGATAGCCCGATACTTCTGAATGCGATCGGCCATATTGTTGGCAATCTTCTTGTCCGCTTTGGCGTTGGCCTCGTCCTGAATATTGGCATAGCGCTCGTCCCAGTTGTCGAGC